GTCCCATCATTCAATTCAACTGCGAAAGTTGTTCTTGAAATTTCCAATGCCTCTAAATTAATAATATCAGTAGCAGTATTTCCTGACAATGTCATTGTTCCAACATTCTCATAAGCTACTGATTGTCTTGGTCTGTCACCGATTTTAGTGGCAGTAAATTTAGACGTTTCCATCTCAACAAAAAACTTGTGTACGTATTTACCACTAGTCAATGCTAATGCTGAAATAGTACCATTTGCTTTTGTGATTGTAGCGTCTGCAGTATTCCAAGCGTAGATGGCTTTTATACCACCTACGCTATCACATACTGCGTTCTTTCCCTCTAGGATTTCACACATAATATTTTAATTAAGAGTTAGGTAATTCTAATCTAGTAAAGTAAGCTGGGAAACCGTATTGAATACCTGATCTCCACTTAGTTCCAAATCTTAGTTTCTCGTCATTGTCGTTGTATTTAGCAGAAAAACCATCAATATCAGATTCTAAATCTGTACCATAAGCAATGAATTGATAAGGTACTGCATACATTTTATCGTTTGGAATTTGTGGGTAACTTCTAAACGTAATAGATGTAGTAGGTAAAACAAAACTCATTTCACCACCAGTATCAGAAACAGTCAAAGCAGATGCGTAATCTTTATCGTTATAGATGTTATTTACGATTAATTGTAAAGTTGTTCTAGACGCTAAAACTTCTACATTTACACCATTATCTAATAATTCAGATGGAATACCATTTGCCATAGATTGTGCAATACTAAAAGCATTTGCTACAGTAATATCAACTTCCAAAGATGTTACAGTGTTTAAGTCTGCATCGTTATCCCAAAGTTTCAATAATCCATCGTAATGCACTAAATCAGGGTTCAAAGATGTTGTATCACCTTTAAAGATTAAATTTTGATTTTTGAATTGAGCTTGTTTGATTGCATAAGCTGAAAGAACTGCATCAAATGGCAATTCAGTATCTTGTCTATTAGCACCAATTGCTAACAACATTTGCGCCCATGTATCAGTCAAATCATCATTACAGAACTCTGCTTGAACTTTTACTCTAACTGTATCAAGTTGTCTATCTGTAAGAGTTACAGAACCATCAGCGTTCCATGCACAACCGTCTCCATCTTGTAATGCAAATTCTGCATTCATAAACTTCAATTTCTTAGAACCTTTAACGTTTGGCATCACTTGAACTCTACTTAAAAAGTTTGATGTATACGTTAAATCTGCTAAGATTTCTGTTGATTGTTCATCTACGTAAACTGCTAAATCAGCCACATCGTAGCCGAACTTTTCTTTAATTGTTTTTGATAAATCTTTCTTTGCCATTTTAGTTGTTTTTTAATAATGATTTGTATGTTACTTTTTCTTCTTCTTTTGCTCCTACTTTTGCTTCGTTGTTGAACTTACTTTCTTTTGCTCCTTTGATAGCTTTAATCTCTGCTTTCAATTCCTCAATAGCTTTGAATGTTTGCTCTAAAGTTGCTTTCATAACTTCTGAAACCTCTGTTAAAATAGCCTCTTTATCTGATGCCATTTCCTCTTCAACTTCTACAACTTCAACATTTGAAAGTATACCGCTTTCATTAACTGAAATAATTGTTACTACTCCATCAATTTCACATTGATAGTCTTGAGGTGGAGCTGGTAGCTTATCCCCGTTTTCATCAGTTACGAAGATAGGCGTTTCATCAACTACCAAATCACCCTCATAAGTCAGCACCGTGCCATCTAGTGATGTAATTTCTGCAAATGTTGAAACATTTTCTTCTGTAACTGGCACATCTTCAAACTTTGCTTTTCCAAACACACGCTCAAAAAGTGACTTTCCTGTTACTTCTTTTTTGTTCATCTTTTGTTTATTATTTGTTTTTAAATTTACTTGTATTCTGTCAAATATTCCCTCAACACTAAAACCTTGAAATTTACCGCTTTTTACTTCGCTCCATAGTTTGTCGTCTTCAACTTTATAAGATGCTATCCATGTTCCATCTTGTAGGTTTTGTTTCTCAAATTCAATAGGCGCTTTCATTCCTCTTTTAGAATCAATAAAATAACTTTCAAACATTGTAGTCTGTTTTACTTTGTCATTTTCATTGTGCATTTTGTTCACATTATTCCCAAAACTATTTTTGAAGAACTTTAAAACAATTTGCTTAATAGTTTCAGCATCAAAAAATACTTGATGTTCTCCAATATCGGGACTGTTACGGTAAATCAAAGTGTTTGCGCTCATCATAACACCCGTAACGATACGCTGTTCTTCTTTGAATTGATAAGGCATTGACTCGTTAAAAGCAATGAACGCTTTTAAATGTGCTGGAGTGTCAACAAAGGCATTGTAATCAACACCCGTGTCGTCATTGTCATTAATAGTTAGCTTGTAAATTGGTAACATAATATAAAGTTATTAATTAATATTGAATTATTTACGTTTTATTTAGATTAATTCTAAATAAGAGTTTAACCTCCTAAAGTAGAAACTACGTTTGTTTGTGCTGATGCGTCCATTACGGCTTTAATTTCGCTATCTACAACGGTTACTTTTATTCCAGTAGAGTTATCTATTAAACCGACACTTGAAACTTGGCTAGTATTGCCCATATTATTAACTTGTGTTGCATTAGCGTCTGTGCCACCACCGTTATTTGTTGGGACTGTTGGCGCATTAATACCACCGCCACCCGTGCCACCGAATTTAGTACTAGCAATTTTAGCTATACTGGCAACACTTGAAGTAATTGCTACGGCTAAAGATGCAATACCAACTGGATTCGGAACGGCTCCAATAGCTACTGGTGAACTAGCTAAAGATGCTGTAACTGCTTTTGCTCCATCTATTATAGCGCCAGATATCTGCATTGCTTTGTTAATTTCAAATTGTTTTCGAGCGTATTTTTCCTCTTCTTTACTGCCTTTTTCCAACTTACTCATTTTAAGAGTAAAAACAATATCACTCAAGTTTTGAATTGACTGCTGTGCTTTTTCAGCTATTTCTAGACTTTGCTGAACTGTGGATAATTGTATTGACTTTTCTTTATCAGCAGAGGCTTTATTTATTTCATCTACTTTAGCGCTATATTCAGCTTTTATTTTTAGCTTTTCACCCTCTGTTAATTCTGTATTTTGCAAAGCTTGCTCCATTTCTAGTAATGCAAGTTCTTTTTTAAGTTCTTGCTCTAGTTCAAAGTCTTCACGAATGTTAATTAGCTTAGCCTCTAAAGTTGCTTTTGCGTCTTTGTTTTTAAGTTCTAATATTTTAGCATTTTCCTCTTTTTCCTTTTCAGTTCTTTGAGTTAATAATTCTGTGTTTAATACCGAAATCTCATTACTTTGTTTTTCTGTTAACTCCTTAATCAATACGGCATCATTGCCAAACTTAGCAACTAATTCTTGACGTTCCCTTTCATGCCTAACCCTTAACTCTTCTAATTGTCTTAAATCACTATCTTGAATATTAGCAATAATTAAATCCTCGATAGTTCTAGAAAGTTCTAAACGTTTATCTGCTTGTAATTTAGCATCTGATAGTATTTTAGCATCCCTTTTGTCTTTATTCTTTTTAGCTTCTTCAGCACTTGCCTCATTTTGTTCATTAATTGTTTTATTAAATTCAGCTTGCCTTACAACTTCATCTCTTTTTAACTCTTGCATTTCGTTATGCAATTTCCACGCTCTAGCTCTTCCATATTTATTTGATTGGTCTAACAATCGACCCTCTTCTTTTATATTCTCAATTTTTTTATTGAATAATTCTTTTTCTTTATCATTTATTTCTTGAGCCGTTGCACCTTTTGCTTTCATCAGTTTTATTTCTTGCTCAATATAACCTCTTTCTCCTACTGATTGATTTACTCTTTTTTGACGGGCTTTAACTATTCCCTCCATTTGCTCAACATCTTTCTTCATTTCTTCATTTAATGCTTTTTGTTTTAACCTAGCATCTTCTGTTGAACTACTAAACGCTCCCATTGCTCCAGCTATTGCCACAATTCCCGCAATTATTGCTACTATTGGCAAAGCTAACATTGCAAGCCTAGCAAGCTTTAACGCTCCTGTACTTGTGCCTATTGCGGTAGTGTATGCATATTCAGAAGCAATCTTTATTTTATCCCAAATTAAAATTGCTTTTGTTCTTATTAATTTATCTTTTTCAAGTAAAGCTCTAATTTCTTCAAGTCCCACCATCAAAGCTGTAATTGCTTGAAGTTTTACTAAAGTTTTTTGTAAGTCTTTTGATTCATCTCCAAACAAAGCCATAGCACTTTGAGCAACAGCATAACCAGCAACAACTCCCTGACCAACAGCCATTGCTGTTTGCATATTACGTCCATCGTTCGCATTGTTATTTATTTGCTGATTTAAATCTCCTAACCTATCCTTTAACTCCCCAGCTTGTCTAATCGCTTGTTGACCTATTGGACTATCCTCACCCGCTTGTATTGCAATAGATGCATATTCTTTTACAGCTCTAGTTAATTGTCGTACTGTCAACTCCCCATTTTCAACCTTTTTATTAAGGTCGTCAAATGCTTTATTTACATCCGTGCCAGTTGACTTGGCGGTTTGGTCTACTTCCTTTAAAGCTTTATCAACGTTATTAATCGCACTAACACTATTTCCAGTATCAACGGTGGTTTTAAATACTATTTCTTCAGCCATTATGGATATTTTTCAATTAATATAGATGCGAAATTATTAGATGCTAATCTACTATCAGTCAACACACCACCCGAAAAAGTGTAAATACGTAACTCATTATCATTAACTCTACCTACAACTATTTCATCCCCTTGTTTTGTGTTAAAATTTGTAGTAATAAATATTTTCCCAGTAGGAAAGTTACCCGTAGATGTTAAAATGTAAGTACCGACTGCTGAATAAGATGGAGTTATTGTTCCGATTTGATTAACAAACTCAATTAAAACGGGCGCATTTGTACCCGTTTGGGTAATATTTAACTTTGCTTGTAGCATTGTTGGTGATCCATCACTAAATGTAATACCGCTTGAATTTCTTGTATACGTCAATCCTGTATCTGTATCTAAGTAAAACTCGCCCTCATAAATATCGGTTGCTATCCAGTCACCGTTTCTATGGTCTGCACTTACTGGAACTGTTGGCGCCCCCGAACCTTGTTTAATTACTATTCTGCTGAAACTATCCATTTTTCTTTGTATATTTTATTGGTGAATATTGTAACACATTGTTGTAACCTCCACTTATTACATTGGTTTCTATCCCGACACCCGTTGGAGAACTTACTACTGGTGACTTATCGTATGTCATATCTGCATAATCTGAATAAATACCGCCAGCGGTTGCGCTTGCCTCTATTATTTTAACAAGTTCAATCTTTGTGCTATCCGTTACGTTACTGTCGAAGTCGCTAATTAGATTCAATCTAAATAACACACCGTTAAGCATTATTAACTTTGCAAAATTTAGCTTGTTAATATCTGCATTTGTAATCCTAGCATACAAAGTGATTATCTTACTATCCTTGCCAGTGATTTCCTTTATAAATGTTTCGTGGTATCTAGTGTATAAGTTATCAGTCGTTACGCTATTTGCATTGTAATTCAAAAGAATAGGTAAACCCCAATTCAAATCAAATGCAGGATTTTCAAAGTTATCAAAATGATGCACACACGGATATGTTGTTAAGTCTGTTTTGCCAGTTCCTACCGTGTCTTTTAATCTCCATTTTCCAGCTTTTAAACCATTCCATAAATACAACCTTGCTTTACCTTTGTACGGCTTTTTAATATCTGTTAATGGATCATACGAAATTATACGAGGTGCTACAAATGGAAATACTTCGTCTGTTGGTATTGATTGAGCAAAAGGTAATTGAAAAATACGCTCACCAGTTTGAAATGTACTAGGCACAACATACCAATTATCACCGTAATTAATGTCGAAGTATGAACGGTACAAAGTATTGTCATAATCGTTATCATTTAACCATTGGAATTTATAGACTTTCCCCTGAATAGATGAGGATGGTTTTATCGTTATTTCTTTGCTATGGTCTACAATGTCCGTGATGTCCCAAAATGTGTCGGTATCTAAATAGAAATCTGCTAAAGGTTCAATCTTAACTACTCCTAATTCATTCGGATCACTAAAATATAAATTTGCTTTTAGTATTTGCGCCTCAAAGAAAGTGCTTGCTTTCATGTCAGGAATGAATCTTGAAATATCTACGGGGTCTCCATCTTGTAAAGAAGTTTGAACGCTTGTAAAGTCTAATGTAAAATCTGTTGGGTCTTTTTCAATTGTTATAATCAAAGGATTGTTTACAGAAATAGCTGGGGCGGTTTGTGTAAGTGTTAAATCTGCATAAACTTGAACACCGAATATAATAGTATCACCAGCGTTTAATTGTAGATTGCTATCATAACTAAACGTATGATAAAAAGTTGCTAAGCTATTAAGTTGCTCAATAGGTACGTTACTTATTTGCGCTCCATTCTTGTATACTGTGAATCTAACATTTATAAATCCACTTGTGTAAACTTGGTTACCGAAGTTATCGAATGCAATACGTAAAGGAAAAGATGCATTAAGATTGTAGAACCCTTGTTTCCGTACATTTATACCCGAATAAAATCCATTTGCTGGAGTGTTATGGTCTAAAAAGAATTGATCGAAATTGTCAGTTATTAAAGTTGGAACACATCCATCCCAGTCAGCCAATAAATTCCAAGATGTAGATACTAAATACTTGTAGATATTTCCTTGTTTACTGTAATGGTTAAAGCTTTTTACATTGTTAAAGTCTGCAGTAATATTTACACGTCTATTTGCAATTTCTGTATTTGTTAACGCAACCTTTTCGCCACCTCCAAAACCTAACAACTCCTTTTTAAATAATGCACTGTTTAAATAAGTACTGCTATAAGTCACATTGTTTAAAGATAAATCTAAGCATTTATCCATAACCTCTTTACAGTACACCATAGGCACTAAGTCGGTTGTGCTGAAAGTCTTTGGTGATACTCTAGTATAACCGTAATCAACTAATCCGTAATGATAACCAAAACCACTTGGTAAACCTCCTGAAAAGTTTGGAGTAGCAACCCCGTTAACTATTACACTTGTAGCGAATGAATTAATTACGTTCGTTCTGTTTAATGTGTGTGTATATTCGGACCATCCTAACTCGCTAATTTTCCTATCTCCTAAACTCATGAATAAGTCTATGAAATTTGAAAACATCGTACATTTAAAAGAATAGTCACCATCATTAATAGCGACCTCATTTAGTCGAATTAAACCATCGAAAATAAGAACCCCACCGTTGTAATACTTTGCACTCACACGAATAGTAGGATCATAATTAAATCCTACTGTCGATGTACCGTTTAATGTACTTAATGCTAATTGATAAGTAGACGAAAAGAAACTTAAATTTTTTTGTGTTCCTGGCAATACTATTTCTTTGGAATAATTACGCTTTCTTTTCTGTGGCTCTTTGGCATCTGCAATAGAATAATTCAATGGGAAAGGTACTCTTTCGCTCAAATCTAATTCCGTACCATCTACAACTAATAACCCTATCATACTACAACTGATTTTCTCATGTTTGGTAATGCTAATTCTACAATCTCTGTAGTTTCTTCAACAAATCTGTCTTGTGATTCACTGTAAGCAGTACCGTTAATACTACACATTTGTCGAATCGAATCAAAGAAGTAAACCAAAGGACTGATATAAGCACTATTTACCAGCCAGTTTTGAGTAGTCGAATTAATATAACTACTAACTAAAGTAACTTTATCATTTGCAGTTTTAAAATACGAGTGCATTCCACTATTAGTACTATCTAATGTATACGTTGCATCTACCCAACCGCCGTATTGCTTTTCATATTGCTTACCGTTTACATCCGAACTACGTATTAAATTATGTGAATAATTAAAGCAGTCAATACCGCCGTACTTGTTTAACCATATCAATTCAGCACCGTAATCGCAACCTCTATCTAAATACAGTCGTTTTGTTTCGCTAAGTTCTACACTGCCACCATCTATAATAACCATTTCTAAATAGCTAACTGTATCAAGTACTGGTTGCGTCAATGTTGAAACGTAGTTATCTGAATTTAGATTGTATTGATAAATTTTATCTGTAGATACTCCATCTGTATAATCTAGCGAAGTTATTACAGTATCATTTTCATCATAAAAAGTAACTTGTAAACCTTGATCTAATATCTCATCAGCTATAATAGTAAGGTAATAATCTTGTCCCTCTCGAATGTATAGGTCATTTGGTGAATCAGTTAAAAATCTTTTAGCCGTACCACTTATTTTAAAGTCTGTATAATCAAATGAATCAAATTCTACACTACTAAGGCTCGATTTAAAAGCGTTTATCGTGTTAGTTGTGGCATTTGCTTGTAATGCTGGAGTGCTACCGTAAAACTCTCTAACAATAAGATAAACTTCTACACTAATTCCAGCATCATTTACAACACTAGAACCTCCAATTATAGGAGTGCTTACATAAGTTCGTACAATCTCGCTACAATCAAAGTGAGAGTAACCACCGCCACGTTCAACGAATATTTGTTGTCTTGAATCTAGCGAACCATTAATATAAACATCTACAATATAGCTAAAATTAGTTTGTAGGTATTCACTTGAATACCATGTAAAGATAATCGGGTTATCTGAGGGCGTATATTTTTGTGGTATTTGTACTATCGTTACTGCCATGGTGAAATAATATTTAATTTTATTGATTTGCCTAGTAGTCTTTGTATTGGTGCTTTTAATACTGCTACTAAACTTTCATTTATAACGTCTTCAAAGAATGGTCTAGGTTTTTGTCCTCGCTCTTTAATTCCCAAACCAGGAACATGACTTTTAGATACCCAATTAGATTTACCATCTTCATATCTTATACCTCTATCTCGTTCCCAGTTTTGCAAAGCTTCACTCATCGTAACTCCATTACTTGAAACTTTACCCCAACTTGGAGCGCCATGATTGACAACAGTACCGTTTACTCCGTAGTTTACAAACTTCCAATAAAAATCCATTTCCAATCCAACACTTACAGCTTTACCGCTATAAATTGTTTTAGTTGGTTTCATGCCTTGCTGTAATCGATAACTAGCATTAACATCCTTAGTATTCATTGCTTTCCTAAGGTCGTTAATTACTTCTTGTGTAAGTTTTTGAAGTAGTAAGGATAGAGGATTGTTAGGTTTATTATCAAGAATATCCTTAGTATTTTTAAAACTTAAACTTTGCAAGATTTCGCCCTCTGTCATCTTCTCTTTATCATTTTTGTTTCAGCAATTTCCTTTTTCAATTTTTGAGTAAAGTAGTTTAGCCAATTATTAAATGTAAAGATATTCATTTTTACGATATCTTTTCTATTTTCGTTTAACTCTTTTGATAGGAAAATTATTATTTCGTGCCATTCCCAAACATTCTCAACACTCTTTTTAACTTCTTTTCTATCTTTTCTTTCTCCGTATAACTGTCTATTAAGCTCCATACTTTGAGCAAAAAAAAAGCGTGCAACTCTACAAAATCAGTCATTTTAAAATGTTCTTTAAAGTCTTCATATCTTGATGCAATTGGATATTTAAGATTTTCGTTCTCATCTAATTCACCGTAGATAGTACCCTTTGGAATGTAGTTAATACAAGCCAATCTAACTGGGTCTTTATCAAAGTCTGATTTACTGCAATCAATATGATAACCAATACCAACCTTTTTGATATCTACTCTTTGGTATTCGATACCGTTAATAGTTATAAAGTCTTTAGGGTTACCGTTTAGTTTATAATCAGCAAACAACCCCATGCAATGGTTAAACATTTCTGTAATACGTTCATGATGGATAGTCATTAATTGACCAACTGATACCAAAGATATATTAGCAAGGAATATCACTTTAGCATTTAGTGTAATACTATCAGCTTTAAATGATTCATCACTAAAGGCTCTAAGATGTCTAATTCTTAAATCGTTTATTGTCTTTGGTAGTCTTACTTCAATTTCAGTATTTCGTCGCATAATTTCGTTTGTGTTTGTGAGTTCTTAATTTGTTCCGTGTGAATGTTAATTTTTGTACGTTGTTCTTTTATCCACTCCTGACCGTGTGTTATTATCTGTATTTTTTTATTTTGTTTCTTTGCCTCTAAACTGAAAATTACATCACTCATCTTTTTATATTGTGAATGAATCAAATTAATAGGATTAAAATAAGAAGTTTTAAAAGCACATACTCCCGTTCCAGCAATATCTACTTGCATATCTTGTGTTACGTTTTTAAAAGCACTATAAGCATCGTGACCTAAGTAGTAATTCAATCCTTTACCTTTCAATTTCCTACCGTGATAAGTTACAATACAATTATATCTCTCAATTGCTTGGATAGTATGTTGAATGTAGTTAGGAGGGTAGATAATATCATCATCACAACTGAAGTAATAGCAGTCTTTTTTCTGTAGAGTCAACCCGTAAAACTTGCCGTTATCTGTTAAGTCCTTATTTACTTCGTTATCGTAGATTATTATCTTATCAACTTGACCATCTAATGACTCAATTGTACGTTTTAACAACTCCTCACGCCCTTTAAAGGTTGCAATACCTACTATTATCGGTAGTCTTTTATACCTATCTTTAATCGCTTTAATCTTTATAGCTCTAATTCCTTGATTAATTCCTTTACCTAGCGACTTTTGTGCATCGTGTCTGCGATAATTGTAGAGAATATTATCTGTGTAACCTAGTTTCAAACCAAAATCTAAGCATCTTAAATTAAGTTCGTACTCTTCAGCACACGTTAACGATTCATCGAAGTAACCAACCTTATCAAATACATCTTTTCTATACATCAAAGTACCTCCATGAATAACATTATTGGTTAACATATCGTTAATGCTAGGATGTTTTAGTCTTGGTTTCTGAACTTGTGTAAATGCACCGTGAATATTATTAGCAACTCCATGTATAAAATCATAACCTTGTATTGCTTTTACAGAATCATCAATTGAGTTAGGAGTTAAATAGTCATCTTCGCATAGGTACTTAATGTATTCACCTTTCGCTCGTTTAATACCGTTGTTTATGTTAGTCGATACGTTAACATTATCATTCTGAATCAACAACTCAATGTTAGGATAGCTTTGATTTTTAACACTTTCAATTGCTACATCTAAATAACCCCTATCAATTGAGTAAGGTATTATGATTGTTACTAACGGCTGTAACATAGTAACCAAACTTTAGGTGTTAACTCTTCATAGTGTGTTTGATTCCAATCTAAGAAACGATATTTAAAATCTTCTAACTGTAACTTAAATGTATGGTACTCGTCTACTTCAATGTCAATTCCAGTTAAGATAATCACATTCTTTTTAGCTATCTTCTTAATGTTCTCAATTGCCTTATCAAAATCTAAACAGTTATCTAACACCGCCATACAACATACCGTGTCAACCTCGATTCCCTCAATAGTTTCAATATTACCTTTCAATGTTGGCACTCCCTTAATTGGAAAAGCATCTAAACCGATATACTCGATATTGTCAGGGATGCAAGTTTTAAGGAATTGACCACCGCATCCAACGTCTAATATACTATTGCCATAACCACACTTATTTAAATGTGTTGTGTAATCTCGTAGTACGTTTGGAGCGGTTCTATTGTCGTCTGTATGTTGTGCTTTCTGTTGCCTTGCTCGTAGGTTTTCAGTAGCTTTAATCCAATCTTTTTTTAATGCTTTCATATTTCCTTGTGCTTATGTTTAAACCAACTAATAGCTTTATACTGAAACACAAACGACCTTACAGTTACCCAAACACCAAATATTCTAACCTGACATTTATACGGTGGCATTTCGTGCCATTTTTCTACGACTCTATATTTCATTTTATTAGTTTTAATATTCTTTGTCCTGTTGATTCTATTGAATGGTTATTGTAAAAGTCTTTCTGTAAAATATATTTAAGATTATCAAATAACATTCTACCTATACCATCATTAAAAGTTTTTAAAGTAGTATGAAAAGCATCTTTTGTATTAGCTGTTAAGAATGGATGAATTTCACAAATAGAGTTTTCATAAACTTCTTTATTTAAGTCGTTTGTTATTACCATACAACCCAAAGCAGTAGCTTCAAAAGCAGTCACTCCAAAACATCCATAAGGTTTTCCGTTTAACTCTGGTTTAAACAACTCAATGTAAATATGACATTCAGCAATACGTTTTAAGTTCTCTTCATGTGGTATGATAGTTTCATCTATTCTTATTTCAAAGTCATCTTTAAACGGCTCTAGCATTTCTCTAATCTCTTTCGTGCCTTTTACGAGCGCATTACTTGGATAGTGACCGATTATTAACTTGCCCTCTTTACGTTTCTCTGTTGGCTTTAAATCTGTATGTGGTGCTAAGTATTCAATATCCTTTGCTCCCAACTCCATGAACTCTGTTTGGTCTGTAATACATCTGTGTACAATCGGATTAAATACCCTATTCCAGTATTCAGGTTCGTTTCTGTATCTAGTTCCTGAATGGTAAACTATAATTTTCCCTTTGAAATTAGCTTCTTGAATTACGTTTAATAAGACTGGACAAGTATGGAATATTTGAACTACGTCAAACGTGTTTACAATGTCTCTAATCCTATCTTTGCTTACTGCCTTACTTTGTGACGTGTACCCAAACGGATGAATACTCAAAGCGTAATCATTGCAGTAAACACCAATTGAGCGCAAAGCATTAGCATTGTTGTGGCTCATGTTAGCGTAGTCATTACTAGCTATATTAAGAACTCTAATATTATCCACCATAAAAATAAACTAATTGAAAAGATTAATAATATCCTACCAAGATTTAACATCTGAAAAGCATTGTGTATTGCCTGGATGTGCATTCATGTAGTCGCCCTCTGTTAAATAGAATTTCTTACTGTTTTGGGAACATTCATTCCTAACCACTATCGAATAGTCTGATATGTTATCTGATTCAATCATACCACAATTACAAGTTTTCTCTTCTTTTTGGCATCCAACTAAGGACAAACTAAGTATTAAAATTAATTTCTTCATAACATTATTATTATTTTCTTGTTTAACATTGCATCTATTACTGATGAATAGCTAAATTTTGAGATTGCCAGTTGCAATACTTCATCATTTACCCTTATCACTCCATTTACTTTGATGTTTGGAAAAGGCTCTACCAACTTTTCGCCATTAAACACGGCGGTAGGTATACGCTTTAAAACAATCTTTTTAAACATGATACTTTTCATCTTCGCAAATATAACATTTAATTTTAATTCTACGCATGAGTTCCGATATATTTCCCGCTATGTTTATCTTTTGTACTGAAATAATATCTAATAGCGTCAATGCAGTGGTTAAATGAATCAATAGGCTTGTTTAGTTTATTACCTTGTTTGTCTACATCCCAAGAGTAATTACGGAACTCTTTGATTAGATTAGTACTATTTGAAGTAACTGAAAATTTAATCTCTTGAATCTTTTGAATACCGAACATTATACTATCTTTTCCCTTTTCAGCTCCTTTGATATTCATTCCCATGTTTCGTAGCTCCTGAATACTTTTAGGTTCTGCACTATCGGCAAATGTGTAGATAGCATTACTTAAACCTTTTGATTTAAATGTCCTGAATATTTCGGGATTGGTTAAACCAGTTGAATACATAACCTCGTCAAAGATATATTCACCGTTCCATTGGTAAACGTCTACCATTGTAGTAGGGTCGTTCGTGTAACCAAAATCCATACCACGACCTACCAACTTTGCATCCTTTGGTATAGTATCTATTTGATTCCAATTCTCAAATATAACACCCTCTAAATTTCCTATTAAACCAAGTCCATAAACGTTATACCAATTCTCCCAGTACTTAGATGTTGTGCTTTTCTCTTTTGCTTTTAATATGAAGTTTAAGGCACTTTCAGGGCAAGCCTCATTGTCTAGATAGTTAATAATTAAAAAGTCAACATCTGCATCGTTTTGCAGTTCTTCATGAAACCAAAAAGGAGCGACTGGATTCCAATCCAAATACACTCCGATTTTTGTTCTCGATACTAATTCATTGTATGCATGAAGTGTCATGTTGTTGCATTCATTCATGTAAAGGTAGTCACGTCTTGCCCCTCTTAATTTACTGTCATTATCAGCACTAAAGAACTCAATTACTGAACCGTTTGCAAATGTATAGGTTGAATCTGTAGACCTCCAATGATGTTCAACCCATCTATTTGTTTGATGCATTATCTTTTTAAAGTCTTTCATCGCTCCCCTCCTTAAATGTGGGAATGATTCAGCTACTATTGAGGTTTCAGTTAATGGATTTTTAGCACAAATATCTATTAGTACTGGCAATATACCAAAGGTCTTTCCAGCTGACGTACCGCCTTGAATACCTTTAACAAAGTTCTTTAAACCTCGTATCTTTTTTATTGCCGTAGTGTATCTAAACATCGTCTGTAAACAATCCTTGTTCTATGTTTAAATTAGTGTTCTGTTGTTTATCAGTCCATCCTAACTTATTCTTAGCGTAAAAGATACCTTTGCCTTCATTCGCTACAATATCACTAGCTAAAGCGTTAAAAGTGTCATCTATGTTTTGTATTACTAATTGTTTAAATGTATTATCCCATCTTAACCACCGATAATAAGTTGATCTTTTTATAGTGTCCCTTTTTGAATAGTTAGTAGGTATCCATATTCTTAAAAAGTAGTCAATCGTTGGTATGTGTCTTTCTTTCAAATCTACAATTTTACCACTTCCAGTAGCTACTTCTTTACTATGCGCTCCACATTCAAGAATATACTTCCATGCTAGCTCTTCTAACTGTATAACGAAAGGTTTTGACTTAGCCATTGATTAAATCAATTAAGATTGCTCTTGTAGCATTGTGAGGAACTGGAATGTTTTTTTCTTTCAATAGTGCTTTCATCATTTTGATTGTCATTGCATCTACTGGCTCTGATGGTTTTACTCTTATAACCTCAGTTTTTAAAAGTTCTTTTGTCGGTGTTGTTTCGTGATACTTGATGTAGTTGTTGATTATATTGCAAGCCGTTATCCAGCACCCTGAACAATTTAATGATAATACTTTCTTTGTTATCGCTTGGTAAATTGTTTGTAGATGTATCTTTTCGTCAAACGTCCATTTGCTATTGTTAGCTATTATCTTTTCTCTTAATACGTTTAGAGATTCTGTGCCTTGTTTGTTTAATTCCATAGTTTGTCTAAAATTGATGCTATCACGAATGTAGCTAGTGAATAAATTATATTTTCGTGTGTGAATAATACTACTATAATCGAAGTCCAAAACGAAAAGCATGGGAAACAATCTAGTAGTTTAATTTTCTCGAATTGGTCTAAATTAAGAAGTTGCTTAATTCGATACGACAAAGACCACTCCCTTAATAAGAGAATGGTCGCAAATAGTGTTATTGTTATTGTATACATTAGTTCATACAGTAAATATGTGATATTGCAAATTTAACATTTTTATAGTCAATACAATAATAATTAGCAATAATTTTGTATGTATGATTTGGAACACTTCTAATTCATTCATAAATTACACAATCTTATCACATCCAATTCCATTTCAATATAGTCATCGACTGTCATTTCTCCAGCTTTGAACACTATCGGTAGTTCTTTGTTCCACTCCTTTACTATCTGGAGTACTTGTTCGTCTGTAAGTTGTAAGTATTCAATCATTGCTATTATTTTTAAACCATTCTAAACTACTCAATACTTTGTTAAAATCCCTAACATCTTTGCGAAAATGTTTGTTACGCATTACTAAGGCTCTCGGTTGCTCTATTACTCTGTTGAATCTCATTTGTCTAGTTTAATTTCTTTTAATACTGATTCTATTTTACTTGTCTTAATGTGATACCAATGACAATCTTTCACGGCATTGTGAGAATTAATATACGCTTTAACCTTTGAAGTCTTAACATTTAGCAACTCACTCATTTTATTAATGGTTACTCCTAGTTCTTTAATCGCAAAGTTAGTCAAAAAATACTTTTCGTAATACTCTTTGTGTTTGATAATTGTTGTTAAATCAAAATCTGTTATTACTCTCTCAATATCAATCGCTCGTTCGTCTTGTGCCTCTGGTTGCAATTGCTCGTACATCTCATCCTCAATACGCTCGTATCTAGTTGCATCTAAATGAAACGGTTGGTATGCTCCGTTACAATTCTTATGATGTGCTTTTGGTGTGCAACCTACTAAACAATCTAGTGTTATCATAGCTTTGGTATTCTTTCTCCGTTAATAGCTAAATCATAACCTTCCTTCCAAGCGTCTAATATTTGTTTTTCCTCCATTTCTTCAGCTAGTTTAAAGACGTGGTTATTAAAATCAATATCACCATTTGATAAAGGTAAATTAATTAATAAGTTTTCTTTTAAAAATTCTACTACTGTTTTCATAGCTTTTCTATTTCGTTTTTAACTTCATCCCAATATTCTTTATGCTTAGTTTTTAATGTTAAAAAACCACAACTGTAAAATTCAAATAAACAATTATTTATTATCTCATCTACTGCAATTATAGAACATTCTTTGCATTGGTTGATACTTAAATTACAATCAGGATTATAAGGATTCATTTCATTATAAAATTTATAAAACAATTCTCTCGCTTTTTCTTTTGGTGTCATAACTTATTAAATTTTGTAGGTGTATACTGCTCTTTGAAATTAACGGGCGCAACCGTATTACTGCACCCTTTTACTGTTAATACTGTGATTAATATGATTGTTGCCATAGCTAATACAAACCAAACAAACACAACACTAAGCAACCGCTCCAACTCCTTAATTCTTTGCTCGTCTTGGTATCTCATTTGATTGTAATTGATGTTTTACTGAATGTGATAATTGGACGTTTCAGAATCTCTCCCGTGTTCTCGTCTAAACTTGCAACGCTCGAAAGTGCAACGTGCTTATACTTGTCCTCAATCTCTTTTAAATTAGCCTTAGCGATTGCCCACTCTTCAATATCTGAGTAGTCAATCATTCGTCTACCCTCTACTTTGGTAACTTTGTATTGTCCATAGTTGAAAGTCTTTTCTGTACGGTTTTCCGCCTCTTCGATTGCTAACTCCTGGACTTCTTTTTGCACCTTACTAGCTATGTCGCTAATCTCTTTCGACTTTGTGTAAAGTTCTAAGGCATCCATTTTACCATTACGTACCGCTTCAATCATTAAACCAAACATATCTTGTATGTTCATTGCGCTAACATTTATAACCTCGTTACGTTGTTGCTCTTCGTTGTGTAAATTTTCCATGTCTTATCCTATTATTTCTTTTATCTCTAGTTCCTGCTGTGCTGTGAATACAAATGATTCACGTAATTTTGTAATAAGTTCAACCTCCCCATTGCTCATACGCTCACACGCTTGGTTAAATTGTTTCTCACTCATCTGTAACTTTGGCTTTTCACCACTTGCCAGTTGACCGTCGTCATCTTGTGACTGCATAGATAGTAAACTTTGAAGTGTGTACCGTCTGAAATAAGTAATACTACTTCCCATCGCTTGAGGTGTTAACCCTAAAGGCAAAGTGATAAATGATTCAATAAAACTTCCATCCTCTGCATCTACTATCCTTGTGTACTGTTTGCCATCCTCGATAGGTTGTAATAACAGTAAACCGTGATTCAATAGTACTGGCTCAACCGTTTCAATTAAAGCGTTAATATCTACATATTTGTTTTTGAAATGTGGATTAGTTGCATTCTTTGTCGCTTTACCAATCTCTCTCTTTGCTTCTAGTAATTTCGTGTAATTTTTCATTTGTAAATTTGTTTAAATTGTTTTAATGCTTTTAGTGATTCCATACATTCGTATGTGTTGTTACTGCTTTTGAATTTAGCAATTACCCATTTAGGTTCGTTACTAAGTATCATTTGTTCTAGCTTTAATTCGTTTAAAGCTATTTGTGTTTTACAATAACTTTCAAATAATTCTAATTCTGTCATAATTTCCCTTTTTAATGTGTTACAAATGTAACAATTCTTATTTAATCTCACAAGTAAAATGTTACAAAAGTTACAAAATAGTTTTAAATACTTTGTAACTTACTGTAAATCAATAGCGTTTTTTAGTGTTGCGCCAATACGCTAGTTAGTAGAAACAAAAAAGAAACTTATCAATCTCGCTTCGGGCTATAATGCTAATGTAGGTTAAGTTTGTTAATTTCTTGTTTAACTTCCTCTATAAAATCATAAGGTAATTCCAGGGAAAATTCTTCTATTTGGTTTAGTAAAAAAATAGAACATTCTTTAGCTAGTTTTAATTTATAATCTTCATCTTCTGTACCTGTCATAAATCCACTACCTACATAACAGTACACCTTTGGTAAGTAAAAGTCTACTAATTCTTTTGCTTTTAATTCTGCATTTAATTTTCTTAATTCCATAATTTATTTTTTTTTAGTTTTTATTAGTGTTTCTTTTTTGCATCTACTAACAAGTGTTACCCAATAGGCTTTGAACGTTCACACTCAATAACGCCCATCGGGTAGCACCGATACGTTAGTAGGCATTTGAAGTAGATACCTGTTTGACTATCATTTTATTGAAATTCCTTTTTGTTCTTTTAAAATTTCATCAATAACCTTTAATGTATCTTTTATCAAATGGTCAGTAAACCATGCCATACTCTGAGGGTCATCCTTTGTTAAAAATAGATTATCCCATCCATGTTCTTTTTCTAATTTTCGCTTAACTTTATTTAATGTTATTTTCATAATTATTTATCGTTTAAAAGAAATTGCGTCACCAACAATATTATAAGTCATATAGAACTTATTACCACAAGTACACTTTATACTCGTGCATTTTGATTTATTTTTATTGCATCTATTTATATAATTATCTTCATAATCATTATACTGTTTATCACAATAAGGACAACTGAAAACTACATTTGCAATATTTATATGTAATACGTACATAATTAAAAATTTACTGTGTGAATAAAACGCCTACTAACAACAGTTATACAAAACGGCTTGACATATACTGTGTTTAGAGCCGTTTCGTATAGCTGTAAAACGTTATTATAACTTCAATCCAGTTACATTTTCAAAGCTCTCCTCATCTAAATTCTCCATAGCCGACATAGCTATTTCAAA